AAAATCAATTTGACGGCGCAGACGCCTGTTATCACAGTAAATGGTGCCAATACCGGCAACACAGAAGCTGACCGGAAAGCTATGGCGGATGTTATGGCATTGATCTTGCAGGAACAGCTTGCAGCAGGTAGTGCTAAATCTACGGCAAGGGTATAGGAGGTATAAAATATGTCAGCGAAAAATGACTTTGGCCTGTTTTTTAAGAGACATAACGTAGCGGATGACTTGGTGTATCGACTTCCTGTAAACCCGGAAAAAATCCCTGTTTCCCAGGACAGCGCAAACGAGGAGTATAATGTGCTGGGTATTGGTCCCATAATGGTGCCAAGAATCCCAAACTTAAAGAAAGTAACCATCGAAAGCTATTTCCCTGGTCGAATTGACCGTATGACATTGACCAGCGGTGATTTCCGACCGCCAGAGTTTTACATCAACTTTTTCCGAAGTGCTATGGCAAACAAAGAAGTGCTGATCTATGCTGTTTCTAGATGTTACGAAGATGGTACTCCTTATTTTGTCAATGACCCGGGCATCCATGTATTGGTGACTGGTTTCCAGACAGAAGAACGAGGCGGTGAAACAGGGGACTTCTACTATACACTGGAATTGACTGAGTACAGAGATTATAGTCCTCTTACCGTTCAGATCCAGACAGAAGCAACGGCAGAAAAGCCCGCAACAGCTACCACAGAGCAGACCCGAAGTATCCCAAAAGGACAACTATATGTGGGTATGACAGCAACCTTAAACGGAAAATATTTTTATTCCAGTTATGGTGACAAGCCTTCCGGAAGCGGAAACGGCAGACGGGTGGTGGTGTCCCGTATCATCAATGATGACAATGACAGACCATATCCCGTCCATGTGAAATCAGAATCCGGCGGTGCTTTGGGCTGGTGCAAAAAAGGAGACTTACAGGGGGTAGATACACAGTGAAAACAGAACTTTTGATCACGGAAAAGCGGACAGGAAGGCTCTGGGACGCTGCCCCCTGTGTTTCCACAGCAAGCTATACTACCAACCGCACAGGCAGCCCGGGAAAATTTACATTTACCCTCATCAAAGCCGGCGGTATCTCCTTTGTGGAGGGGGATGTGGTACGGTTTTCTGTGGATGGGCAGGTGGTTTTTTGTGGCTGGGTATTCCATAAAAGCAAAGACCGATGGGGTATCATTGAAGTGACCTGTTATGACAGTATGCGGTACCTGAAAGCCAATGCCTCTTATCATTTTTATGGGCAGACGGCAGGGCAGATTTTACAGCAGATTGCCGCAGACTTCCAGCTTCCGGTCAGTACTATCGAGGACACGGGATACCCCATTCCTTCACTGTTGGAAGACGACCAGTCCTGTCTGGATATCATTGAGGCAGCCATCCAACAGACGCTTTTGAACACCGGAAAGGTGTTTGTGCTGTTTGATGATGGAAACGGTCTGAGCCTGCGGGAAGCGGCTAACATGAAAACAAATGTGGTATTGGGTGACCGCTCTTTGGTAACCAATTATAAATACGAAACAGATATCGACAAGCAGACCTATAACAGCATCAAACTGGTGCGGGAAAATGAGGAAACAGGCATGGCGGATATGGTGGAAGCCAAGGATACTGCCAATATCGAGCGGTGGGGTCTGCTACGGCTGTATCATACCGTAGACGGGGAAACTAATATCGCCAAGATGCGAGAACAGGCAGAAACCATGCTTGCTTACTATAACCGCCGTTTGCGTACCCTCAGTGTGGAATCTCTGGGTGTGCTGGGGCTACGGGCTGGAATGATGATTCTGATGAAAATACAGGGGTTGGGTGATATCGATCTTGATCAGGAGGTTATGATTGAAAAAATCACCCATACTTTTGAGAATGACAAACATACCATGAGTTTTGATACGTTGGCGATTTGAGGTGATTGTGTGGAATTATTAGATGTATTACAGCAGATTACTCAGGAAAACAACAGAGCCATGCAGCCCACCGATCTGGTGGTAGGAACGGTCACACAGGTGAAGCCGCTGGGAATCACAACAAACAATCAGGCTGCGCCTTTGCGTTCCCAAGTGCTTTATTTGACGGCTTCTGTTGTTGAAAAGAAAGTAACGACTTTTGCACACAGCCATGACACCACCCACAACCATACTGTCACAGACGCTACTATCATGCCTGCGGGAGAATGCTCCACGGAGCTGACGGGTATCACCTGCTATGAGAATGGGCAGGCGCTACCCAATGACGGCTTTATCACGTTAAACCGAGGGCTGGAATTAGGGGACAAGGTGCTGATGCTGCGGGTGCAGCATGGGCAGAAGTATGTGGTTTTGTCCAGAGTTTTTCAGGAGGTGTGAGAAATGGCAACTTTGCCAGAAAATGTGATCAATATCTCCCAAGGTGTGACCTTTACGGAACAGCCTTCGTACACATGGTATGTCAATCCAGTGACAGGGCGTATCTCTGGCATGGCTGACGGGTTCACCGCTGTGAAACAGGCAGTGGAGATCCTTTTTTCCGTGGAGCGGTTCCTCTGGCAGATGTAAAGCCCAAACTTTGGTATGGAATGGGAAGGTCTGGTTGGACAAAATCCCGGATATGTGGCTTTGGAGATTCAGCGGAGAGCGAAAGACGCCATCCGTACAGATAACCGCATGAAGGAAATCACAGATTTTTCCTATCAGGTGAATGGGGATAGTTTGACCGTAGAATTTACGGTACAGACTGTATATGGACCTGTTCCACAGCGGATGACAATATGATTCCCAAAAAGTTTTCCATTTGCAACATTTACAATAAATAGAAACATTTTGTGAAATTTTATTTCTTATAGTTGCAATTTGTGATATGATGGAGAAAAATGGAAAGGGGAATGTTTATGGGTAAATTTTGTAAGAAATGTGGAAAAGCTGTGGGAGAAACGGACTTGTTTTGCCAAAGCTGCGGGACGAAGCTGGATCAGGAGAAACCCACGCAGACAGTGACAAGGGAAGAAGCCATTGCTTCAAAGGGAAAAACGCCTGCAAAAGGCTGTTTGATCGTATTGATTCTGGTGGTCATTGTCGGGCTTGTAAGTTGTGTAGCTACGATGGGAAAATCTTCTAAGATAAATCAGGTGGATCAGATTTATTTAGATGGGTTGAATACAGCTCTTGGTGTCAGCTGTTCCTATACGTTATCCGATCATCTTGCATATTATCAGGAAGATTTGCAAGAATACATCGGCAACGGCAGCTTTACAACATCAGCCACGGGAGAATTTAAGTATACATACAATTACCGTGCGATCGTAAAAGATAATGAAGTTATTTTTATCAAGTCCAGCGTATTTGATCCCACAGGCGTACAGTTGATAGATCATTATGATAATGACGCTGAATGGGAACATTTGGAATCCACAGACCAAGCAAAATAAAAGCGAAGATAGGCACTCACAGTCGTGGGTGCTTTTTTCATGCAGAAAGGAGGGAACGGCTTGATTGATTTGAGCAGCAAAACATACCAAAACCTATTGCAGACGATGCTGGGGCAGGTGCCAAATGCCTATGACAAGCGAGAGGGCAGCCTTATCCAGACATCTGTTGGCGCTTCTGCTTACGGGCTGGAAGCTTTTTATCTGGCACTGGATCAGGTGCAGCTTTCCGCCTATATCCCAACAGCAGTGGGAGAGTCCTTAGACCTTCTGGCGGTCATTGCTGGTTTGACACGATACCCGGCATCGGCGGCTGTCCGTCTGGGGAAATTTTCACAGCCAGTGCCTTTGGGAGCAAGATTTTCCACTATCAACGGGGCAGACAGTATCAATTTTATTGTCAGCGGTACCACAGATAACCCCAATGAATTCCAGCTGAAAGCGGAAACCGTTGGCATCATTGGCAATGATTACACAGGGAACATCCTGCCAATTACGTATCTTCCAGGGCTGGAATCTGCAGTCATTGATGACATTTTGATTCCTGGGGATGATGTGGAAACGGATGATGATTTCCGGCAACGTATCATCAACGCCCTGAACGAAAAGCCATTCGGCGGCAATGTGGCAGCCTATCGAGAGTTTATTGGTGGGCTGGAAGGGGTAGGCGGTGTACAGGTCTATCCCACATGGAACGGCGGTGGTACGGTGAAATGCTCCATCATTGGGGCGGATTTTGCGCCTGCGTCTGAATTGCTGGTGGAAACGGTGCAGAACGCTGTTGACCCACCTGTGAATCA